CTCTGACACCTAAGACAGTGGCTGCGAAAACGTTGTTCTCTCGTAAGCTGATGTTGCAGTCCAGCTCGGACGTTGAAAATATCGTTCGCGATGATCTGACTAAAGTTCTTGCTTTGGCAATTGATCTGGCCTGTATCAATGGTTCCGGTGCAGGCAATCAGCCGCGCGGCATCATGAACACAAGTGGCATTGGTGCGGTTGTTGGTGGTGCAAACGGTGCAGCGCCGACACATGCGAACATGGTGGCTCTTGAAACGGAAGTTGCGCAGGACAACGCCGATGTTGGAAATCTGGCTTACCTGACCAACACCAAGGTTCGTGGCAAGTTGAAGACTACGGAAAAAGCTTCCAATACCGGGCAGTTTGTCTGGGGTGAAGGCTCTGATCTTGGCTTCGGTTCTGCGAACGGTTATCGTGCGGCTGTTACAAATCAAGTGCCTTCCAACCTTGATAAAGGTACAAGCGTTGGTGTTTGTTCTTCCATCCTGTTTGGTAACTTTGCTGATCTTCTGATCGGTGAATGGGGTGTGCTTGATCTTCAAGTGGATCCTTACACAAGCGGTGATGATGGCGGTACGATCATTCGTGCCTTCCAAGATGTTGACTGCGCGGTTCGCCATGCAGAAAGCTTCGCGGCAATGATGGATGCGCTGACAGACTAAGCGTGATCTGATCACTGTTCTTTGAAAGAGGCCGCCTTCGGGCGGCTTCTTTCGTTTGATATTCGATTTATGGGAGTTACCCACATGGCAAAAGTGAAAGTAACTATCACCCGCAATACATTCATTGGCGGTGTGCTGGCTGAAATTGGCGAGGAAGTTCTGGTTTCCAAGGAAGAAGCTGCGGACCTTTTCGCAATGAAGAAGGCTGCAAAGCCGGGCAGTGACGCGGCGAAAGTTGCAATTGCTGCGAAAAAGAAAGCTGCTGCTGCGGTGAAGAAGGCTGCTGCTAAAGTCAAACAAAGCGATCAGCAGTCGGGCGAAGGTTCTGAACCTACAGAATAAGGCGGGTTGCTATGTTTGAAGATGCTGATGATCTTGCATGTTTTTTCGATACCGATGGATTTGCGTTGTCGGCAATCTATAAAACTGGCGGGACTGGTGATGGTGTAACTATCCCGGTCCTTCCTGCTTTGGCTCAGGACAGTGTTTCAGTTTTCGGGCAGGAAGTAATTTCCGAAGGCTATTCCTATGTTGTTCGTGCTTCTGATGTCACCCAACCAGCCGAGGGCGATACCGTTGAAGTGAATGGTTCCGTTCGGACTGTAAAGGCTGATCCTGTTGCGGGCTTAACGAGAACAATATGGAAGATAGATACGTATTAATAGAAAGTTTCATCTATTAAATGTACTTGCTAAAATAATTCTAGCGTTAATGATTTGTTAATAACTTTACCTAAAGATGCATGTGATCTCGCTAATGCAGCGGGAGTGAGGGGGATCCAACCCTCACCCATATTAAGGTGCCGCAAACACCTCTCACAAGCCTATGGCTTGCCGCTGGCCCGCGCGGGCCTCGGTGCGTCGTAAGGGTTAGGTCTCAACGGATGGTTTCGTTGAGTTGCGGACACCTGTGCCTTTCGTGCATTCCTTGCTGTTCGCAGCCAAAGCTATGCGGGTTCCCTATTTCTTAGGAACTTAAGGCCACCTTTCCAAGGATTTTGTGAAAATTTATTCATGTTTTGTTTCCTTTTGCGAGTGTCAGGGAAGGGGCTGAGAATTTATGCGTGTTGAAGCGGTGGTTGAAGGCAATTTAAAAGAGATTGTGCGCGGTCAAATGCGCGCTGCCAAAAAAGCGGCAGCTGTGGGAATCAGAAAAGCGGCGAAAGGTCTTCATAAAGAAGTGAAGGCGCATGTGCGCGGGGCTGGTTTTAAAGGTTTAGCGAGGCCCTGGCGGGCAAAGCATTTCAGAAAAGGACGAACTGCCTTTGATGTTGCTTCGCTGGTGTATGTGCGGGCGGATGAAGGTGTTCGCCACGCGGTTTGGGCCTTGGAACATGGTGATACCATGCGGGCCAAGAACGGGCGTTTCCTCGTTATCCCTACCGGGTTCAATAAACCCAAGGGGCAGCGAAAGTCTAAAGAACGATATTTGATCTCGCCTGCTGAAATGGTGGCGATGAAGAAATGGACATACACGAAAAAGACAAGTGACGGTCAAGGGCTGGTTTGGTTCCTGCGTGTGACCGAGGCTGCAAAGAAAACCCGTTCCGGGCGTGTGCAGCGTTTGGCATTTGCGGGCGGGATGGCCTTGGGTGGTCGAAATCGTGGCGATGTCGGTTCCGGTCGAGGGCGGCGTGTTGGGAAGATCCTGAAAGAAGGGGCTGTCCCGATGTTCATTTTGTTACCGCAAGTCAGAGTACAAAAACAACTGAACATTCAAAGGATCGCTGATCGGTGGCAACCGAGGGCGGTGGATTATGTTCTTCAGGAATGGGAGCGGTTAGATGGCGCAAACTAAATCTGAAACCGTCATGCTTGCCTTGCTTGCTCAGCTGGAAGGTGATGCCGGATTAAATGGCCTTGATATTCGCCGCAATGAAGTTGAAGCGCAGAATATTCCGCCGACAGGGTTGATTGTGATCCGTGATGGCGAATTTGAAGAACCTGAGTTTCTGGGGACTGCCTGGGGGCAAGAGCGGAACGTTGAAATTTCCATTCAGATGCAGTGCGGTCCTAAAGGTGATCGGGATGCTCAACATGATGATTTGATTGATAAGGTATCAGCTGCAATTGAGGCAGATCCTTCCCTTGGTGGCGCTGTTGAGGCGGCAACGGTTTTCCCGCCGGAAGAGGTGGAAAGCGAGCGCGTTCATGGTGACGCGGGTGTGAAGTCGGCAATTTTGCCTGTTGTTTTGGAATATGTCAGCCTCGAACGCCGGGGCTAATAAAGGAGAAATATGATGGCAAAAACTCGTGCTGTCGGCGCTGATGCGCGTTTTCGTTTGGCTTTTGAAACTGACTATGGAACGGCCCCGGATGGTTCTGGTGGCGGTGTCTATCAGGAAGTGCCTTTCAAGTCGGTTTCCCTTGGTGCGGAAAAGCCGCTTGGGGAAGACCCGCTTTTGGGTAAAGGTCGCGATGCGCAGGATCCTTACTATGATGCAACGGATGTTGCTGGTGATATCAGCGTTCCTGTTGATTTGCGTGATTTCGGTTTCTGGCTGAAGGCGCTGTTTGGTGATCCGACCACAACAGGCGCATCGGCCCCTTATACGCATGAATTTGTTTCCGGTGGTGACGTGCCGTCCTTTACGGGCGAGATTGCACATACCCAGCTTGGGGCGACTGGCAAGTTCTTCCTTGAAAAAGGTGTGGTTGCTGGTGGCTTGTCTTTTGACCTGTCGCGTACTGGTCCGTTGAATGCCTCGCTTAGTCTGATTGCGCAGGGTGAGACGGAAAGCAATGCGGCAGAAGATGTAGCGCCGCTTACCAATGAGCTTCGCCGTTTCAGTCAAGGTAATGGTGCGATCAAGGTTGGTGGTGCGCAGCTAGCGAATGTGACGGGTGGTCGTTTCAATTTCTCCAACAGCCTGGAAGCGATCAAGACCATTCGCAGTGACGGTCTGATTGATGGTGTGGATCCGGGTGAAGCAATGGCGGAAGGTTCCGTCAATTTGCGCTTCTCAACCGATACAACATTGAGTACCGCAATTGATGCGGAAACGCCTGTTGCGTTGGAATTTGAGCATACGATGTCTGGTGGTTATTCGTTGAAGTATCACCTGCCTCGCGTCTTCCTTCCGAAGAAGAAAAATGAAATCGGCGGCCCGGGTGGCATTGCAGCGACTTATGACTTCAAAGCCGCATACGATGAAACGGCTGGATACATGTGCAAGGTGACGCTTGTGAACGATGTGGCGGATTACTAAGCGCCTTTAACTAAATAACGCCTACGGCCTTGTTTGGAGGTCCAAGTACACGGACTTCCAAACAAGCTTAAACGGGGGAAGTAAGAATTGTCTGGTGATTTGGGATTGGCAAAAGGTCCTTATTGGATCGACTTGCCGGGGAATATTGAAGTTCAGGTTCGGCCTTTGGATACGTCGCTATATTATCAGGCGAAGGCTTGGACTACGGCGAAATTTGCAACGATCATTGAAGATCGAGCGAATGTGGAAATGGTTGGCGGAACTGTGGAAGGTTTGCCGGACCTGGAAACGGAACATGGTCGCGCAGGTTTTTGGGAATATCTTTATGTGTGCGGTCTGGCGGTTGCCGGGATTATGGACTGGAAACGTGTTGTCGGTGAAGACAAGGCAATTCTGGACGTAACGGAAGCTGAGATATGTAAGCAAATGCGGCGCATCGGTGTAGCGGAAGAGTTTGTTGGTAAATACACGAGCGAGCGGAACTTGGTGCTTGCTGAGGGAAACGCCTAAAGGCCCTCGCTGAATGGGAGTTTGGTGGCGGGTCGGCATATTGTGAAGGCTGCAAGGCTGATGGTCTGCCTTGTGCATCCGGTTTAAAAAACGAAAACGGCGAAAGCTGTAAGTCCAAAAAGAATCAACCTCAAACGCTTGAAGGTTTCCAGACCTGGGACATTGCAAAACGCTTGTCCGGTCAAATGCGTGTCGCCGGGATAGGTGGTGTGATCGGTGTTGATCTATCAGCGGCTTTGAAGCTGGCTGAAGTTTTGAATTATGACAGCCGGGCGGTTGCTGAGCTTTTCCCATATGTGGAAGCGGGCATCGTGTCGGCTTTGGCAAAGAAAGGTGATGGTGATGGGGAATAAATATAAAGACCTGCCAGTTCGCCTTTCCTTGAAGGATGGTGATAAAACAGCCCGCGACCTGATGGTTCTGGGTGATAAAGGACAGCGCGCTTTACAGAAATTTGAAAAGGCCGCTTTGCCTGCTTCGCGCGGTCTTCAGGTGATCAATGCTGTTGCTATTGATGCGCGCAGCAACTTTGAAATGTTTGGCAACCGTCTTGGTGTTGCTGGATCCGGCTTGATGGCGATGGGGCCGGGTGGTTTGGCTGTTGCGGCTGGTATTGGTGCGGCGACATTGGCATTCACTAAATTGACGCAAGCGTCTCGCCAAGCGATTGATACTGTTGCGCAGATCAAAGACAATGCGGATACAGCTGTTCTGACTGCGGAAGCTTATCAAGAGCTTGAGCATGTGATGACTGAGGCGAATATCACTCAGTCAGCCTATATCGACGGTATGAAGGAATTGGCGCTTCGTGCTGATGAATTTGTTGAGACGGGCAAAGGGCCTGCGGCTGAAGCGTTTACCCGTTTGGATTTCTCTCAGGCTGAATTGAATGAAGGTCTGAAGGATACTTCCGTTCTGTTTGAAGAAGTGATCCGTCGCATGGAAGGGCTGGACAGTGCATCTCAAGCCCGTATTGCTGATGAGATCTTCGGCGGGACAGGTGGTGAGCAGTTTGTTCGCTTGATGGAATTAGGCGCCGTTCGCATTGCTGAGCTTCGCCGTGAAGCGCGTGATCTCGGTTTGGTGCTTGATAACCATGTTGTTCAGAATGCCGACAAGACCCGCGATGAGCTAGCAAAAATGCAAAAGGTCATCGACATGCAGCTTAATTCTGCGTTGGTAAGCTTGGGGCCTTTGTTACTTGATATCTCCAAGTACATGACTGAGGTGGCTAAGGCTGTTGCTGAGGTTGTTGATGGTTTTCGTGATTTAGAAAATATGAGTTCGGCGGGGATGCTGGATCGTGTTTCTGATATT